GATAGTGTCGGTGCAGGAAATGAAGTTACATACAAAGGCAAAGTTATTGAGGACTTAGATCAAGATTTTGCTGATGAAAATAATATTGCCCATATGGCAGGACAGCAGGAAACGCCAGAGGATATGCAGCGCGTTGTTGCTGATGAGGTCAGACGCACACGCAACAATCTTGCAGGAATTGAGCAATCAATAAAAGACTTCCAAGAAAATCCTGATGTATACCCGCTAAAATTCCATGGCATGGAAATCAGCATGGAAACAGCAGAAAAGCAGCGTGAGTTCTTGCAGCGTAGGCTTGATGCTGCACTAGAAGTGCAAGACAACATAGGCCAGATTGAAACAAAACCTGCTGGCACAATGTATCAAGTCGGCTTGAATGCAAATCCTGATGAGTTGATTGATTACGACAAGACGTTTGACGAGCAATCAGCATTTGTTCAAGAGGCTATCTTAAAAGTCTTGGATGAAGTAAACCTTGATGACGCTATGAATATGGGGGTTGATGTTTTCTCACCTCCATACAATGGGAATGAGGAGCAAGCATTGCAAGCAACTAAACAGGCAATGTTAGACGACTTTGCAGTTGTGCGCTTCCTAAATAATTGGTCGGTATTGAGAGGGGCAGAAAACTCAGGAGAGGAATTGCTTGAGAAGCATGGCGTTAAAGGCATCAAGTACAAAGCGCAGAGAGGCGTGGGCGCTCGGAATGTCCCAGAGACTGGCGCAGACAACTATGTTATATTTGATGATAAGCTGATAAACATTATGAAGAAATATGGTATAGTTGGCCCAGTTGCCGTGACAGCAATGAAGTCCGAGGAACAAGAAGAGACATAATATGGCAGTCGATCCAACCCAGTTAGCAGAAGACCAAGAAGCCCGTCAGCGCATTACGGCCGCAGGCGCACCGACTGAGTTTGCAAAAGGGCCAGAGCAGGAAGGCTTTGAGGTTGCTGGAGCGGCTGATTTATTCAAGCTACTTGGTCAACTTCCTAAGAGTGTTACACCACCGCGCCCTAAGCCTGATGTAGCAACTCCACCTGTTGAGCAAACTTTGCCAAGTAGACCGCCTACCTTTGCAGAAGAGCCAATTGTAAAAGACAGATCGCCGCTTTATTCGTATGAAGATGTGCAGCGTCAGGCTGCTCCATCTGTTTTAGAGCCACCTGCGCTAGAAGAATTTGAGCGGCGAGGTATGCAGGCGTTTCCATCCCCAGATCAGCAGATTGTAGATCAGGCGGCTGAGGACGCGCTAAGAGCAGAGAAGACCGCAAAATCAGTTACTGAAAAAGGGCGAATGACAGTAACGGCTGCGCTGAAAAATCGTGGCGTTACATCTCAAGACCTGTTGAGTGGCGAGAGAACGCAAAGTGTATTGCAGCGTCTGGAGGAAATTAAAGGCGAAGTTAAAGGCATAAAAAATGGTGGAGACTTTAACACGACTAAAATCCAAACAGGTGAAGACCTGCATATGGCGATTGAGGCGTTGTCAGAAGACTTTGCAGAAGAGGTTAATGTTGTTAAGCGCGGCATAATTACGCAAGACGAAACGAAAGAAGAAGCTGCAAGAATTATTGCGACAGACGAGCTAGGGTTTACTAAAGAATTACTCAGCCGCAAGATCGGCGATGGTTCGTTTAATGCAGCCAAGACACTGGCAGCTCGTCAAATCTTGGTTCTTAATATGGAGCGCTTACTTGATGTTTACGCAAGGATTAAAGCTGATCAGTCTAAATACTATTCAATGCCTTTAGAAGAGGGTCGAACATTAGAGTATGGCGGCGCAAAGCCAGAGGATATGCTAGAATTTCGCCGCTTGCTTACGTTGCAAGCCGCCATTCAAATTCAGACAAAGGGCAATCAAACTGAAGCTGCTCGAACATTAAACATTTTTAATGTTCCTGTTGCTGGTGGCGAAGAGGCGGTTGCGTTTGCTCAAAATGCAGCTCGGCTGCTTAACGAGAGTGGCGGTGGTGAAGTTACGATGGAGCTGCTTGAGCGCTTTGGTCAGGTTGCTGAAGCTGACGAGCCAATCAAGGGCATTAATATTTATGCCTTAAAAGCTTATGGAGCAAAGACAAAAGAAGTAATTCACCAAGCGTATATGGCAGGTTTGCTGTCAAACCCAGCAACGCAAGTTAAAAACATTTTATCTACTGGCGGCTATATGCTGTATCAAATTCCGTCAGAGATTTTAGCTGGTGCATACGGTGAAGCGTACAGAAAGTTTTTAGCTGTAAGGGGAAAAGATATAGACCCAGACCAAGTTTACTTGCGAGATGCGTTCTTGCGCATGAAAGGTTGGTCAGACAGTCTTAAAGATGCATACTCCGCAGGTGCTTTGGCATTTAGAACTGAGCTGCCCAGTGGTGGCAGAAACAGATACGACTTAGAAGTTTACAATCCTGTAGGCGATGTTGAGGACACTTTCTTTGCAAAAGGACTTTCTTTAGCTGGTAAGTCTGCACGACTGCCATTCCGCTTCTTGCTAGGCGCAGATGAGTTTTTCAAAGTTATGTCAGCGCGTGGCGAGCTGTATACAGCAGTAAGTCGCAGATATGGCGATCTAATCTTGCAGGGCAAAACTGACGAAGAGGCTTTGGCTGAAGCTGGCATGCTGCTGCTTGACCCGAAAGCAATTGATGATGTGCTAGACTTAAAAGCCAAGTACGACACAATGCAGTCTGATTTAGGAGCGTTGTCAGAAGCAACTGGCAAGATACAAAACAATTTCTTTGGTAGGTTTCTTTTGCCATTTGCTACCGCTCCAACAAACAGCATGATTAGAGCGGTTGAGAACACTCCACTTGGCGGTGCCTACCAAGCATTAGCGCCTAAATTTATGGGTGGCGCAAAATCTCCAAGAGAAACGCAAATGGCTTTGGCTCGCGGCACTCAAGGCGCTGTCGCCATGATGATGTTTTCTCAGTACGCAGCAGAGGGTAGAATTACTGGCTCAAAACCTAGAGATAAAGCTGCGCAAGAAGCGTTGCCGCCAGGATGGCAGCCATACAGTTTTGTTGTGCGAGCTGATGATTTTCCTAGAGATGCAAACGGTGATATGCTCCCACCGTATGATGAATACGGCAGACCAAATGGAAACCTAACATACGTTTCGTATGCAGGCTTTGAACCTGTCGGTGCAATAATTGGCATATCTGCTGATTTCACTCAAAAAGTTTCAGAGATGCCACCGTCAGAAAGTTCAATTGAATACTTTGGGGATTTAGCAGGATTAAGCGTTGCTGCTATTTCTGAGTACATGTCAGAGCTGCCTATGCTGCAAGGTATTGCTGACATTAATGATGCTCTAAGAGGTGACGGCATTGAAAGCATTTTGCGAGGCCCAGCATCAAGTGTTGTGGCTGGTGGTACAGTTCCCGTTCCAAACCCATTGAGCAGCTTGCAGCGCGGCCTATACGACATCGGGATGTTTGGCGGCGATGCAACACTTGTTAGACCTAGGCAGGATTTGGAATACTACACTCTTGAAGAGTTGATGGCTAAAGATGATAATGGTGAATATATCTATGGAACAACGCCGCAGAACGAACCACTTGGCCCTATTAAGTATTTAGGTAAGGTTAAGGGTAGCACTCTTGATAAAGTAAGCAGTGCAATTGACGGCTACATCTCTATGGATAGCTATTTCAAAGATCAGTATGACTACAACGCACCTGTTTATGATACGTTTGGCAATGTCATTACATCGACATCTATGAGCTTGGCAAACAACCCAATTTTATTTTTTTTCAACAGATTGCTAGGCATTCGGATTGAGACAGATCAAGACTTAACAGCAGCCGAGGCTGGTGTGATTGCCGTGTATGGAGAAACAGGTAAGTGGCCTATTGCAAATAAAACTACATTGGAAGGTGTGCCGTTAAGTCATGGTGCGCAGTCTGACTGGACTAAGCTTGCAAAGGGAACCTATGTTGACTAGAACGGTGTTGAGACGCAAACAAAAGTGCAAGTTCCTGAGTTAGGATTTTTGTCTTTAACATTTAACGATGCTTTGGCATTGATGGTAGAGGGGCAGCTAGAAACGCCAGCAGGTGTTTTGTATGACTTCACATCTAATTACAAATCAAAGACCCCAAAGCAAAAAAAGGAAATGATGGCAAAGCTCAATAATTTATATTACAATGCCACCATACCATTGCTGTTTAGAGAAACTGACAGCAATGGCAACTTGCGACATGAGGGCTTGAAAGAAGCATATGAGAATGTGTTAAAGGTTAAAGAACAGCAAAGAGCGCAAGAGGAAATATTGCGATGACAGTAAGCAGTAGCACAAACAAGGTTAGCTTTAACGGTGATGACAGCACCACCGTCTTTGCGTACTCGTTCAAAATCTTTGACGAGGATGATCTGACAGTTATCTTACGTGCCAGTGATGGTGGCGAAACAACGCAAACGCTAACAACAGATTACACAGTTAGTGGCGTTGGGGATGTAGGCGGTGGCAATGTCACAATGCTAACAGCGCCAGCAACAGGGCAGTCACTGTTTATCTTGCGGGAGCAACCTCTAACGCAAGGTTTGGACTTGGTTCCTAACGATCCATTCCC